GCCGCTATTACCCTCTAGCGTGGCGGTGCTGAAAATGTCGCCAGAGTCTTCCTCAGAGATTGTGTTTGCGCCGAACTTGCGATAAACCACGCGCAACGTATCGGCCGCCGTGAGCACGGTTTCGTCGGAATCCTGCCGAATGTAGACCTTGCCGATTTCGTAGTAGTAGGCCCGGTCGGAGTCGGTGAGCCACTGGGCAAACTCTTTGTCCTCGCCGTTCACCTGGATGCGCACGATTTGCCCGACGGGGTTGGCGAGGGACCATTTGACCGTGGAGCCGTCGCCAGTGAAGGATTCGTCCTCGTAACCGATTTGCTCGATATCCACGTTGACGAGCGCGGAGTTGCATTTGTCCTCGCGCGTGGTGCGCACGCGGATGTTGCGGTAGTTGCCGCTGGTGTTGTTGATCGAAAACGGCGCCGTTGCATACGTGCGCGGCTTGAAAAATAGATCGCGCTCCTCGTCGATCCACCACACATAATTCGAGGCATCTGCCAGGGCGGCGATGGCTTCAGAGACGGACGTTCCGGCGTCAAAAATGACGGTATCCACCACGGCGCCGCTGTCGATGTTGGCGGTGCCAATTGGCTCGGATGTGGCCGCGTCGGTCAGCAACGCTGAGACGATCAGCCCGGCCCGGTTGGTGACGAGAATTTGGTCGAGCGTGCCGGCGTCCGTGATATTGACCGCGGTGCCACCGCTGGTGAGGGAGAGCTGCAGCGCCGCGCCGCTGGCCGATATCACGAAGTATTCGACGGTGGCCGAGAGCCCGCCCGGTATCGCGCCATTGGCGTGGGCTTTGACGCGCACTTTATCGCCGTTTGAAAGGCTGTGCGCCACCGTGCAGGTCAGCGTATCGGTGCCAGCGTTCGCCGTGTACTCAAAGTTCCGCTCATAGATCAGCGGGCGGCCGGTGCTGGTGTTGTAGCAGAAGCGGCGGTCTAGGTATTGCTCCCACGAAACGGCGCGGATGGCATAATAGCGCCCGGTCGGGTTGGCTTCCGTGATCGAAAATTCGTCCACTTCGTCCACTGAGCCAGCCCATAGTTTCGTCGCTCCCTCGAATAGTTCGAGGTCTTTGCCGACGACCGGGCGATAGCTGCCGTCTTCGCTGATAACCGTCACACTCAGCCCGGTGCGGGAGCCGAGCGAGTAGGACATGTCGAGCGTGCCTTGTTTCGCGGAGACGGTGGTACCGTCGATTTTTACGATGGGGGTGGGCAAGGGTTAGCCGCGTGGGATGACGCCGTACTGCTTCAGGGTCCGAGTGATTTCTTCGAGCGCGGCTTTCGGATCGCCGCCGTTCAGGTTGATGACGACCGACGCGCCGCCGCCCGCCACCGCGCCACGGCCCAGAAGGTCGTAGATGCCCAGGTTGGTCTTCCACATGTCGTCTAGCTTGGCCATCAGATGGCCTTCGCGCATCCATTCATCGGCGCGGAGGTTGGCTAGGTCGTTGGCAATCTGGAGTGTGTGCTTCGCGATGATATCGAGCGCCTTGTTCATGGCCATCATCTGGAAATTACCGATCACACCGGAAATTGCCGAGACGACGGAACCGACGGCCCCGACGACGGCGGTCAAGCTGCCGCTGGCGGCAGACGCCGCGCCACCGATGCCACCAGCAGCACCGCCAATTCCGCCCGCCGCAGAACCAGCCGCGCTCGCCACGCTCCCGCCTGCGCTTCCGGCTGCGGGTCCACCGGCCCCGCCGAACACCTTGCCCATCAGCCCGCCAACGTCAAACAGCTTGTCCGTCAGCTTTTTCAGCGCGCCTTCGATCAGTAGGCGGGTGATTGACTGCGCGGCCTGCTTGGCTACGTTGGTGAGCATGTCGCCTAGCTTGCCGCCCTTGAAGATGATGTCGGTGATGCCGCGCGAGAGGTCGGTGGCGACGGTGGAAATCTGCTGGTAGGCGGCTTTGCCGACTTTGCCCAGCTCTTTGTGTTGCTGCTTGAGCTGTTCCAGCCGCTCAGGCGTAATCATGCCTTGTGGCCCGACGTTGGGGAACGCCTTGCCCGCTCCCGGAAAGTCGCTCATCATGCCGACGTTTCCAGCGCCGGGGAATGTGGGCATCTGCGCCTTGGGCAGCTTGTCGAAGTCGATCTTGAATGGGTTGCCGAGATCCGGAGCGTCGGATAACTGACGATAGGACCGAAACAGAAGATCCAAGGAGCTTGCCACGCGAATCGCAGCCGAGACGGTAACCACCTCGTACTTCTTCATGATTTCCGACATGTGGTTAACCGCTTCGCTCTTCTTTTTGTCCGCATCGCGGAACATGTCGAATAGAGCCAGCAGTTCCATGGTCGGCAGCTTTGCCGAGGCCATGGCCTTGGCGTGCTTTTCGACGGCGGTAGCGGCGGCGTTGTGGGCTTCGGCGTGCTTTTCGACGGGCGGCGTGGATTGCCCAAGGAGCTGCATGTAGCCGGTGATGGCCGCGGTGCCAGCGCCGAACGCTACGGGCGTGCCGGTGCCAACTCGCTCGTTCAGCTTGCCGATAGCCTGCGCCGTTGTATCCACCGGCTTCCCGCCGTAGTCAATCAGCCATTTCAGGAACAGACCGACGCCAGCGGCGGCAGCACCAGCAGCCACGCCCGCAAGCGACAGGCTGCCTGCAAACGCCTTAACAATTGGGATGCCTTTGTTCAGCACGCCCAGCACAAGCGTTCCTTTTTCAATGAGCGTGCCCAGCGCGACCAACGCCAACGGCGCGGCTGTCGCCACGGCAGTGAGTCCAATAGCCCAGTCCTGCGTGGGTTGCGGCAAATCCCGGAACGCCGTAGCCAGCGCCTTGGCCTTCTCGATGCCGGGCGTCAGGAAGTCATCCAACACGCGCTGCGCGATAGGCAGGAGCGTCTTTCCAAACTCAGCAGCCGCGTCCTTCGCGGCTGTCTGGATGTTCTCCCAGGAGTTTTTGTACGTGTTGCCGGCGCGCTCGCCCTTTGCCAGTTCGTCGGTGATGATCTGGATAAACTTCTGCGACGAAATCCCCATGCGCTCAAACGTCTTCGCCGGATCGCCCAGCGCTTCGGCGCCAAACTTTTCCTTGATGATCGCGGCGAGTTGCGGGATGCGCTCGATGATCGGGTCGAGGTTCTCTTTCGTCACCTTCCCAACGGCGCCCAGTTGGGATAACTGCCGGATGACCTCGTTGAAGTCCTCGCGCCCGCCACCGACGACAGCCAGAGCGTTGCCGAGTTCGGCCATAATGCGCCGCGATTCGTTAGCGGAGTGGCCGAGGATTTGAAGGCGGATCGTTCCCTTTACGGCCTCTTCCAGCCCCAGGCCAGGCAGCTTCGCCACTTCGCGCAGCTTCGCCATTTCGGCCGCCGTGGCTTCGCTCGTTTTCATCACGGCCTTCAAACCCATGGTGAGCGATTCCATATCGGAACCGGCCTTGATGGCGGCGGCGCCGGCGGCGATCAGCGGGGCAGAGAATCCAATGGAGAGCGCGGTGCCGGCAGCCGTGACATCGGAGGCGAACCGCTTCACTTTGTTCAGCGAGCGGTCAACGGTTTTATCAAAATCGTCGGTTGAGGCTCCTATCCTTACTATCAAATTTGAAAGAATAGGCATATTAGTCCTCGATCAACCGATCCCAACGCAATCCGGCAGCCTTTAGATATGCTTCCGCCAGCTTCACGCAAGCCGCCTTTTCCTCTGCGGTCTTTGCGTTCATAATGTCTTCAACGAGTTGACCGGCCCCATGTGGGACCACTTTCAATTCCAGATTTTCAATGCGGTAGTCCGTTTTAATGCCGTTCTTGTGGTGTACGTGCTCCCACTTTTGCAGGGGTCTGCCGAGATGCTCTTGCATGACTTCGCGGTGGACCATGTAATAGCGGCCGCTCATACTCACGCACGGGTACCCGCGCCGCATACTCTTCTTGCCGGCGGACCAATGTAAATTGCGTTTAGGGGTTTTGCCTCCGCGCTCCCGGCGAAAGCACCCGCACGACTTAGTGGTTCCGCTGTGAAGATTGCCGGCGATTACTGCCTTTTCACCGCCGCAATCGCAATCACACAACCAAACCCTCTGTCCGCTTGGCTGTGCCGTGTGACTTAAAGCCCTAACTGTCAACCTATGGAACCGACGGCCAGTCAGGTCGTATTTGCCAGATGGCTGTCGTATGATTGGCATGATTTACCGGCGTCGCGTGGGAGTAGAAGGGGGTTGCTGTGACTTCGCGGCCTTGTCCATCTCCGCGTTTTTGATGCGCAGATAGGCGGCCCATTCGGTCATTTCAGACGAGGACATCCGCGTGCTGAGTTCGCACACGGGCATATGGAGGAGTTCAGCGAGCGCAAATAGGCTTAGGCGCTCGCCTGTGAGTTTTTTTCAAGGTCTTCGGCGGCGTCTTTGAGGATGCCGGACAGCTTGAGGATCTTTTCGCCGATTAGCTCGACGGCCGCGGCCGATTTCGTAACGAGCATGTCCACGTGGGCACGCTCGAAGATTGGATTGTCGTTTTCAGGGTCAAGCGTACACGCGATCACAGCGCGAACGGTCGCTAGGCGCGTCTGGTTTTGGGCATCTTTCACGAAGTCCACACGTTCGCCCGCGTTAAACTCTCGCACGCGAACCGTTTCCCCCCATTGGGGAACAAACAGGTCTTCAGTCTTCAGTTTGGCCGCTAATACGCGGTCCAGGATCTTGCTCATTGGGCTCCTTTGCCGTGATCGTGATTGTTCCGGGAAGGTTTAGCACCCACCCGTTCTGTAAGTCGATTTCCGCGCCGTCGCGTTCAACGCGGTTGATTTCGGACGCGGGCACGACTAGCGCCCGCGCCTGTTTGTCGTAGTGCATTACGTGGTCGAGAAGTCCACTTCGCCGTGAAGCGCGAAAGAGACGTTTTCCTTGATGAGTTCGTTTTCGCCCGACGTGATTCCAGCGCTCGACATATGCCCGGCCGCCATAAAGCGATCATTTCCGGCGAGGTTCGTGTACAGGTAGAGCACGTAGTAGCTGCCGAGGTTCGTGTTGGCGAAGTAGGCGTTATTGTAGAAGCGCTGGAAGGAAATCGAGCCTGACTTCATAACTAACGTCCGCTCTTTCCACGCGTCGCCGAACGTCTGCGACTCCTCGGTGATGACCTCGGAATCATAGGACCACTCAAACGCCTGCGCGGCCTGCGCCAGCGTCAGGTATTCGGCGGTGATCGTGATAGTTCCGCCGGCGGTGTACCCATTCGTAAGGGTGATCTTCCCCGATGACCAGCCAATTTGATAGTTGGCCTTTGGCACGGTCGAGACGCCATCGAGCACGGTCACGGCCGCGTTGGGATTGATCGCTCGTTTCGCCGTGTCTGTGATCTGGTAGGCACCGCCACCGAGGGAGGTTACTGCCTCCCCCGTCATGGCGGTGCCCGATCCGGTGGCGATGTAAATGTCGGCTGCGTTTCCTGCGAGTACGGCCATGATGGCTCCTTAGGTGTATGACAGCGCGCCGGTTCCGGTGAAGGTGTAGGAGGCGGTGATGATGCCGTTTTCCGGCGCGGAGAATGACGCCTGAACAAAGGCGTTGCCGCTGTAGTAGTTCGTGCCGTCCACGTAGAAGCGGATGGCGACCGTGGAGCCGGCGAGAAACGCGGTTTTCAGCGCGATGTGGCCGTTGGTATCGGCGGTGTCGAGACGGCCGGAACCGCTGCCGCTCCATTCCTTGATGGTCGAGGTGCGTTCCTTCCAGGTGTCGCCGAAGGCCTGCGTCTCTTCGAGTCCGGTCTGAACGTCGAGGGACCAATTGTCCATCTCGCCGATCGTGTTCGTGCTGATCTTGAGCGCGGCAGCATTGCCTACCATTACAGCCATAGGGGCTCCTTTCGCCTTACGGCGATAGCTAGAAGTGGGTGGCGGAACATCTCACGACGTGCCGCCGGCACCCGCGCCTAAATGGCGTGGATGATGTCAAATTCAAGGACCACGGAGTAGAGCTTTGCGCTCGTCTCCAGGTCGTGTTCAAACTCATTGCGCCGCCCGTTGAGGTGCGTGCTGTGAACCGTCAGCGATCCGGCCGCGGTGGTGATTTCGGCGGCGTGGTTAACGACGTTGGTGTAGACCAGATCGGCCAGGTCTTCGGCGGCCTTCGGGTTGCCCTGCGCCATGCAATACAGCGCCACCGGGCGGCGTGTTGCCGTCGGTGCGGCCGATCCAATGGAGTGGAATGGCGCGGAGTCGATCACTTCGATGACGATGGCCGGATAGTCCACCACTCGGCCCTGATCGGCGTGCATGTCGTACACCCGCGTACCGGTCAGGTCGGTGATGGCCGATATGGTCTGGAGGTACTTGTAGAGCGCCTGGTAGATCCTCATGCGGCCCGCCCGAGCGCGTCAAATGCGGCCTTCACGCGGGATTCCAGGAGCCGCTTCACGTTGTTGCGCTGCGCGCGGATAGCGTCACGGAAGAACGGGATAGGGCGGCTGCCGGGGTGCTGCACTTTCTTGGCGAAGCGCTTAAAAAGGTTGCCGAACATGAGGAACTTCTTATCCTTCGGCGTGACCGTGTGCGCCTTCGTTCCGAACTCAACCAGATGCGCGTGCGGTGCCGCCTGCTTGAGCGTGTAGGCGTAGGCTTGCAGGAAGTTCTTGAATTGCCGCCCAGCAGCGGCGGAGAGCGATCTTTTCAGCCCGCCCGGTGCGATGGCGCGGCCGCGGTAATTCGTCGCGTAGGGTGCCACTGGCGCGCGAGCTTTAGCCGCGTCGCTGATGAGGTTCGCCCCGTCGAGCAACGCCGCGCGCACTTCTGCCCCTTGCGCGGTTTTCTTGAGCTTTTCAAGCTGCCCGGCGAGTTCCGTGAGCCCTTCGATTTTGATGTTCAAATCGTGACCTCAGAGCATTGCAGCGCAAGCATTTCGTTGCGCTCGTCCGGGTTGGCGATGGCGCGGATGTTGAAGTATCGGACGGCTTCGGAGTTCTTCGCGTCCGTGAACTTCACGCGCATGTCTGGCGTGTACCCGGCCTTGTAGCGAACCGTGATGGAGTGCGAGAGATCGGAAATCGTTTGCTTCGCCTGGAAGAACTCGCGCCCGCCGCTGGTTTCGATGGAGCCCCAGCACTCGGAGAAGGTGGACCATGTTTCCGTGCGGTCGCCGTTGGCATCGACGGATAGGCTTTTCTGTTCGATCAGGAGCCAGTGGCGGAGGGTGCCGGAGCGCATTACCAGATCCTCCAATTCACCAACAGCGCCCGGCTGCCGAGCTCCAGCGCCTTGCTTTCGACACTGGCAGAGTTGCCGAGGACGACATCTTCGCGGTGCTCGTAGAGGTGCGCAGCGATGAGTAGAATAGCCGCCTGAATCTCATATGGCACATCGGCTGCCGTGGTCCACCCGCAAACGAACTGAATTTCGATAGGGTCGAGGACGCGCAGAGTTGTAGATGGCCAGGATTGGTTGTAGGACAGGGCAAGGACGCCCGGATCGCGGGCGGTGGATACTTCCCAGTAGTCAGCGGAAAACGTCGTCTGTGTGCCCGCCGTATCGGTGTATTTGACGTGAGTTACTGACTGGAGTTGGCCGAACGGCAGGGTAAGCCGGTCGGTGTAAGGGAAGCCGTCGAGGAACCACTTCCACGTCTGCGTCACCAGCTTGCGCCCGGTGATCGTTTCCACATACGCCTGCGCCGCCCGCACGTAGGGTTGGTACTGCTCGGCTGGTTGGCCGGCAGCGCGCGCGTGCGCCTCCATCTGCGCATCGGTGATGGCAAATTCGGTTGGCGCTGCGACGAGTTGGTAGGCGTGGGAGGTCATGGGATAATTGGCTATGCCTGATCGTGTTGAGTGCCCGACGTGCCACCGGCCGCACGATGTTATTTGGGATAGCCCTGAAGAGGTCGGGCCAAATGCTTGGCGATCGTTCCCCGTTCCGATTACGTGCACTTGTGGCGCAGTTTTGTCGGCTGGGTCAATTGACGCCCTGCTGTATGCCTAAAAAGAGGGGCGGTGGAGCCGCCCCAGGTCGGAGAGAGAGAAGCGGACTAGTCGATCACGGAGTTGGTCGTGGAGTAGCCGAACTTGGGGTTATTCAGCACGATCAGGATGCCGCCCAGAACGGGGGAATCGACAACTTCCACCATCTTGAGCCGCACGTACTTGTACCCGGCGCTGGCCAGCTCCTGCTCGTCCACTTCAACCACGTAGACTTGCGAACTGCCCGCCGTGGTGGCGAAGCCAGTCGTGGTGGCAGCCGTCATGGCGCCGTTCGTGTCATTGGACGTGATGGCGCGGTAGTAGAACGGAACCGCCGTCGTGTTGGACGGGGTAACGTCGTCGCAGGCTTCGACGGTTACCGTCGAGGTGCCCGTTGCGCCCACGCCCTTGTAGATGATGAAGGTGGCGGACTGGTGCCCGGTGATGTCCACGATATCGGAGCCGGTCGTACCGGCGAACGCATCGGCCACCGGGTCCAGGCCCTTGATCACATGCTTGGTAGCGAGAGATTCGTAACGCATAGTGAGTTTTCCTTGTGGTTTTGTAGGCGAGGGCGGTAGTTAGCCGCCCTCCGGTGGATTAGGCGCGAACGGCGGTCGTGACGAACGGCGACACGGTGTTGCTGCCCTTGAATTGCGTGATGGGCTTTTTGATCGACGGCATCCCGTTGATGTCGTAGGACCACTTAAACGCCATCTCGTCGTAGATAAAGCGGACGTGCATGGACGTCGCGGAGCGGAGCCCGGCGCCCTGCGTGATGACGACATACTGGCTGAAGTCGGCTAAAACCATGTCGCCTGCAGTGCCGAGTGTTTCTGCCTGCTCCACGATCACGACCGGATAGCCGAACAACGTACCGAAGTACGGCGAGCCGGCGGCGTTGCCATTGGGAAGGAAGACCGGCATCTGGCCGACGGTCATCAATGGAAGCTGGCCGACGACATCGCGGTTTAGGAACCACGCCGGATTCGATCCGGGGACCGTCCGCAGACGGGACAGCATGGCAGTGGCGTTTTCAATGACGAAGGTGGCGGCGGTCTGCGCGGCCTTCTTCGCCACGCTCACCAGCAACGCCGTTCCTTCATGGGCGGCGGTGCTGAAGCCGAGGCACTGGCCGACGCCGGTACCGCGCCAGATCTCGTTATCGACCGTGAACGCGAACTCAGAGGAAAAGGAGTCTTCCAGAATGGAGGCGTAGGCCGGACCATTGCGCAGTTGGCGCTCGGAGGCGTAGGCAAGCCCCTTGAGGGTTTCCAGTTTCAACTCCGACCGGTTGATAGTCGGCTTGGTGGAAGTCGGCGCATCGGTTTCGGAGGTGCGATAAACCCGGATGCCGCCCCAGCGGGAGCCGGTCGCGCGGCTGGTTTCGTCAATGAACGGCAGTTCAACGCTATCGCTGCCTTCGCCAATCGGAATCTCTTTGCAGAACGGCAGAATCTTCGCGGATTCGCGGGCCTTCGCCAGCAACGCCGTCGAGAAGTCCGTACCGATCAAAAAACCGCCGTCGGCCGGAACCGTAGCCGAGCCACCGGAAGCGGCGAGGTTCTGCTCAAACAGGCGCTTATCAACACGCCCGCCCTGGCCATGGAAAGAGCCGGCAGGAGACTGCGCATAGGCGATCGCGGAAAGCTGCTCGCCGAAGTTGGCAAACGGGCGCTTCGCTTCGTTATCGCTGGTCACCCGGCCCGGTTCGCGCGTCGCGTTGGCCTTCGCCTTCGCTTCCAGCGCCTCGACCGCGGCCAGTTCCTGCTTGGCGGTGTTCAGTTCGGCTTCCTTGGCGTCCACCGCGGCGAGGTGCGCGACGATATCGGCGGCGGCGTCGGACGCCTTCAGCAGCGCTTCATATTCGGCCGTGGTTGCGGCCAGCTTCTCAATGAGTAGCTTTTTTTTCATGGTTGCCCCTTTGCGCTTGTGGCGCGGGTTGGTTGTTGGTTAGCGGCCAAGGACGCGGAAACGGCGTTGCTTGATCTGCAGCGCCAGGCGTGCCTTTTGTTCGCTCTGATCTGCTTCGCTGGCCGCGCCAGTGGGTGCAGAAACGTCGGTGAAAAGTTCTGCCGGTACTTCGATTTGGCAGTCACTCAGAAATTGGGCGGACGGGTCGGCCCCGCGCGAGACGAGCGAGACGTGGAACGGCTGCCACTTGGTAGCGCGAAGGTGCGGAAGGCCAGTTTCGACCGGCTCGGCCTTTACGAGTTCACCGGTGATTCGCGCGCCCATGGAGACGTTGGCCAGCACGCCGCTTTTGATGTCGCCGATTAGCCCGGCCATCTCCTGTCGGTCTGAAAAGCGGACGAAGGCCCGACCGGTTCCTTTGATTTCGGCGCGCTCGATCACGCCGAGCGTGTGGTCGATATCTTCGACGTGATCCACAACGAACGGCGCCCGCCCATTGTTCAGGAGCGAAAGATCCACCGCGCCCGGCTCCATGGAAAACGAAAGGTGGAACATCTTGCGGCCATCGGTGCGTAGCACGGGCGTGCCCGCGTAGAACATGATTTCGCGCGGTGCTTTCGCGTCGGCACTTTCGGCGAGGACTTGCCCGTCAAGGATGAATGTCGTTTTCACTGCGCCACCGCCTTCTGTTGTGTCTGCCCGGCCATCGCCACCGGGATCATCGCGCCCTGCACCATGTACACTTCGCCGCCGTCGTAAGGGTTGCGGTTGTCGATGGCGCGGATTTCGTTGGCGTTCAAAACGCCGATATTCCGCATGGCGGAAAGGTAAGCCGCGCGGCCCGCGGAATCCCCGCGCATGAGTGCATCCAAATTGAACTCGGCATAGACTCGCTCAGACTCGCGCGGCCCGAATAGCTGCATGTTGATGCGCCGTTCGATACGGGTGCACTCGGGCCGGATGGTGTTGGTTGCCCACTCCAGGCCCTGGTGTTCGATGTTGTTGTTGGTGCTCCTCGCTAATTCGCCGATCATATGCAGCGGCACGCGATAGGCGCGGGCGATCTCTTCGATCTGGAACTTGCGGAGTTCAAGGTACTGCATGTCCGTGTGATTCACGGGCACGGTTTTGATCTCCATTCCGCCGTCGAGAATGCCCAGCTTGCCGGCGTTCTTGACGCCGCCGAAGCGCTGCATCATGTAGTCGAGGAGCTGGAATTTTGACTTATCAGAAATCGCGTTCGGCCCGGTGATGTACGCCATCGGCGCCGCATTGTTGCGGAAGTAGTTCGCCCCGTAGGTTTCGGCGGAGGCGGCGAGGTCAAGCGACTGGCGCATGTAGGCCAGCGGATTCATGCCCTTGAGCCGCGTCACGCCGTCGTAGCCCATGCCGGGGATGTGGAGGATGTCGCCCTGCACGTACTCGCGCGTGACGGCGCCTTCGCGGTAAAGGAAGACCAGTAGCCCGGTTTCGGCGTCCTTTCGAACGTCCATGCGGCTGGAGTCGAGCGGGATCAGCTCGCGCACCTTGCCGCGGCCGTCGAGCTGGATGAGGGCGTAGAAGTTGCCGTCCGTGCAAAGGGACTGCTCGGCCACCTGCCAAAACTCAAAGGCGCTCATGGCGTCGTTGGGCGCATCGTGCAGGAGATAGTACAGTTCGTGGTCCCGTGCTAGTTCGCGGCCATCGCCGGTGCGCCGGAATACCTGGCAGGGCAGCGAACCGATGGTTTCCGAGCGCAAGCGCACGCAAGCGTTCACCGCATTGATGCGAAGGGCGGCCTCGCTGCTATCAAACTGACCGAGAAATGAGCCGAAGGACGGCGTAACCGAGCGATACCAGAAGTCAGAGTCAGGCGGTTCAGAGGCCCCGAGCTTAGTTAGTAATTTGCCAAAAAGGTTCAAGGTTGCCTCCTTCCCATATGGATTTTATCGGCTGGCCGATAATTGCAATCCCCGTAGCCATCGCAATGGCAATCACCGGGTCGATTCGCTTCGAATTCTTCATGCGCTCGGGTTTCACCGGCTTGATGAGGTCACCAGGCGCCTGCGTGATCTGCGTGCAGTCAACGGACCAGCGGACCAGCGGCGATCCTTCATGAACGGCGGCCCGGTCGTAGACCAGCTTTTCAAACCGCCTGCAGGCCGGGCTCATTGACTGGTAGCCCTGCCCGAAGTCGATCACGTCTAGGCCAGCGTCTTGCAATTCGCGGGCGGTGTCGCGCGCGCCGTAGCGGTCAAACGCTATGGCCTTGATTTCGTATTCTTCGGCCAGTTCTTTGATGTGGGCGGTGACATAGCGCCAGTCGGTTGTAGTTCCCGGAGTAAGCCGGATGTGGCCGTCAGCCGCCCACTGTGCGTAGGGTACGCCGTCGCGTTTGCTCCGGTCCTCGATACGCTCGCCGGGCAGGTATGCCCAGACTTTGTAATAGACTTTTTCTCCCACCGGCCAGCACAGCGCGAAGGCCGTGAGATCGTGAACCGCGGCAAGGTCGAGCCCGCCGTAACAGGGATATCGGCGAAGTTCCGCCCAGTCAATCGGCGTGGGTGATGCGCAGTCGTCCCATTCGTGAATTGGAATCCATTGGGTTTCTGCGGAGGTCCACTGGTTCAGGTACAGGCGCCGGAACTGGTTTTGCAGGTCCGGGCGGGCCATGGCCTCGTCAAACTTGCGCTCATACTCTTCGATCTTCTGGTGTCCGGTTTCGAGGAGCGGGAGCGCCAACGGCCAGAGCTTTTTATTGGTCCAATCGGCGTCCTTTGGGACTTCGTAGATCAGCGGCAGGTAGGAGGGGTCGGTTACCTCGCCCGATAGCACCCGCTTCGCGTATTCGTATTCGCGGTAGCAGATCGTCTCTTGGCTACTTCCGGCCGTCGTGATGATGATTTCCAGCGGCTCCCGGCGCGACATACTGCCGGTGGTGAGCGCGGCCAGTAGTTCCTGCTCGGCTGATCCCCAGGCGTGCAACTCGTCAAAAACAACCAGCGAAGGGTTGTAGCCGTGCTTCCCTTTGCCGTCTGCTGAGAGAGCGCGGATGATCGAGCCGGTTTCCCGGTGGACTATCTTTTTCTGTGATAGCGTCGGTTCGACCAACTCTAGCAGCGCTGGGTTCGTGCGAATCATCGACCAGATGGCCTCGAAGCAGATCGACGCTTGCGGTGCGTCGGTCGCGGCCATGTAGAGCTCCTGCTCGGGCTCCGGGTCCAAAAAAAACACGATCAGCGCGATGATGGCGGCGGTCTGCGTTTTGGCCTGCTTGCGGCCGAACGATGCAAAGACTTTGCGGATCAGCCGCGATGCATCAGCCCGCTTCCAACCGAAGATATTGGCTACCAGCTTTTTGCTGTGCGGGAGGAGAACCAGCGGCTCCGGGCGCCGGCTCTTTGTGGACTTCGTGAGCGTGAGCGTTTCGGCGAAGGCGCAGGAGGCGTCAACAGCCTCAGCGTCAAACCATGTTCCCTCGTTGTTTTGCACGTGCAATAATCGCCAGCGTCGGGTTTACAGCCGTTGGCTTGCGAGTGTCCTTGATTCCGGCCCGTTGCCGGTTGCGCGGCCCGATGTTGAGCTGCGAGCGTAATTCGTCAATCTGCCGGCCCCAGGCCAGCTTGGTGCGGCCGTCGGTTTCGTTCCGCCGCTCGATCATGGCGTCGGCGAGTTCGGCGTATTGGTCGGCGTCCACCTGCCGGATAGCCACGCCCGCGGCGCGGTTCTCGGCGACGAGCTTTTGGAAGAGCTTCAGCCGGTCGGATTTGCACCAGACGGGCGGGGTGATGTCTTCCTGGATCGGCTCGGGGATGACGCCGCCGTTGGCGACGGTGCCGCGCTTGCTGTCCGGTCGTGGTTGGAATCCTCTAGCGCCCATATTGATCACTCGAAATCAGAAAGTTGGGAAAAACTCGCGCGTGATGGCCTAGGTGTTCCCC